GCGGCGGCGTACAAGTCCTACATCGTCGCCGCGCCCGCCAGTACCCACTTCGTGGCGGCGTCGTGCGCGGAGGTGGCCTGCCCGGCGTGGCTGAACGGGTGGCAGACGATCGTCGGCGCGGTGTCGGAGCAGGCGGACCTGGTCCGCAGCCTGCGCGGCCGGTACCACTTCAACGAGGCACCGCAGGACGGCGGCCTGGTGGCGTTCACGTTCCCGCCCGGCCAGCCGTGTTTTGAGGCCAGCACGCACCGGCGGCGGCTGGAGCGGGAGCCCAGGTATGTGATCCGCGGCGGTGACCACCGGGGCAACCCGCTGGGCGCGGCCCCGGTGGAAGTGCCCAGCGGGTCGTGGGTGGATGACTTCGGCGAGCACCAAGACCGGCTCGCCAGCCAATTTGAGAGAGGGTGAGCGGCCTTGGCGAAGAGCACCGGACTTGGCTGGACCACGTTTTCCGTGGACGATAGCAGCAGCGTCCAGCGGGCCATCATCAACGACATTACGAACCTGACTTTCGCGACTCCGCGCGGCGTGCAGGACGTGACGGGCATCGACAAGTCGGCGTTCGAGCGGCTGCTGCTGCTGGCCGATTTCACGATCACGCTGAACGGCGTTTTCAACCCGGCGTCGAACCAGTCGCACGACGTGTTCAAGACGGTCCCGAGCACGAGTGTGGCGCGGCTGGTCACGAACGTGCAGAACGGCAAGACGCTGTCGCCGACGGTGATCCTGACGGACTATGCGCTGACCCGCGCGCAGACCGGTGAGCTGACGTTCTCGGTGCCCGGTTCACTGAGTAACGGCGTCGTGCCGACGTGGTCGTGACCTGTGGGTTTTAAGCGGAAGCTGTATTCGGTCACCTGGCCGGAGGGTCATGCCCTGCATGGCCTGGAGGTCACCACGAAGGGCCTGAGCATCGAGGGCCTGGTGGAGATGACCCGCGCCGGCGAGGAGATCACCAGGGCGCCGGACGTTGATGCCAAGGTGGCGGCGGCGGGGAAGCTGCTGGCGGGGTTCAGCGGCCGGCTGGTCGCGTGGAACCTGGAGGAGGACGACGGGACGCCGGTCCCGGCGACGGCTGAGGGTGTGGCCGACCAGGACATGCAGCTGATGGTTGACCTGATCACGGCGTGGATGGACGCGGTCGCGTCGGTCGATACCCCTTTGCCGAGCGCGTCGCCCAATGGCGCGACTTCGGCGACGGCACCAGTCATGGAGGCGTCGCTCCCGATGGTTCCTTTGTCTCCGAGCCCTTCGAGCTGACGGGTGCGCGGATGATCCTGGGGCTGTGTGACCGGTTCGGGTGCCTGCCTAGCCAGGTGCTGGCGGAGGAGGCGTCTGTGCTGCGCCTGCTGCGCCTGGAGGCCCTGGGCCGCCGCGAGGGTGAGTCCTGATGGCCGACAATTTGGTCCGGCTTATCGTCGGCGCGAACGACGCGGACGCGACCGCGCACCTGGACGCGCTGAAGCTGAAACTGGATGAGATCGGCCGCAAGGTCGAGACGGCCAGCGTGAACCTGAAGGGCGACAAGCAGGCCGAACTGTCGCTTGCCCGGATCGCGATGCGCCTGGACGCGGTCGGCCGGAAGACCGAGAAGCCGGAGATCAAGATCGAGGGGATCGCGCGGGCGGAGGTTGACCTGCTGGGCCTGGACCTGGCTTTGGACCGGGTCGGTAACAAGGTGAACGGCGGCACGGTGCGCGGCGGCCTGATAGGTGCGCTGTCGAATCTGTCGCTGGGGCTGCTTTCCGCTGGTGAGAGCGCGGGGACGGGTGCGGCGGGGATCGGGGCGATCCTGGTACCCCTGGCGGCGCTGGCGGCGATCATGTCCGGCCCGCTGATCGCCAGCCTGCTGCCGATCACGGCGGGGTTCGCGGCGTTCGGCGCGGGCGCGGTGGGCGAGATCGGCAAGGTGATCAAGGCGCATCAGGCGCTGCAGGCCGCGCAGCAGGCGTATGAGAAGGCGACGACCCACGCGGGGCGGGTGGCGGCGCTGAAGGCCGAGCGGCTGGCCACCGAGGATCTGTCGGGCAGCGAGAAGCGCCTGATGGGCCTGATGGACGGCCTGGGGCGGCAGTGGGGCAAGCTGCTGAAGGCGATTCAGCCGCAGGTGGTGCAGGCGATGGCGTCGGCGCTGGGCATTCTGAAGGACGTGATGCCGGCGCTGCGGACGCTGGCTGTCGCGGCGGGGAACGCGATGGTGGAGTTCCTGGGCAACATCAAGCGCTGGCTGGAGAGTTCGTCGGGGCAGAAGTTCCTGCACTGGATGTCGGTCGACGGCCCGAAGGCGATCGCCACGTTCGGCAAGGTGATGTGGGCGGTCGCGCAGGCGGTCGGCCGGACGTTCGATTTCCTGAAGAACGCCGGGGAGTCCTGGTGGAAGAACTTCTTCATCCTCGTGCACCTGTTCGAGACGATCTGGAGTAACGGCGTCAGGGGCTTCGTCCAGCTCGGCGAGCACATAAGGTTCGCGTTCGACAGCATGGTGCGCGGCTTCGAGCAGGGCGGCCACCTGATCGCGTCCATCTGGAACTCCACGTGGCAGGACGTGGTGAGCGTCCTTAAGTCGGCCTGGTCGTTCATCTCCGGCATTTTCAGTGACATCGAGGGCGCGGTGTCGTCGGTGGCCGGGGCGCTCAGCTCCATCTCCGGCGCGATCTCGGGCGTGGCGTCAGCGGGGTCGGCGATCGGCGGGTTCCTGGGCCACTTCGGCTTCGCCGCCGGCGGCATCGTGGGCGCGGCATCAGGTGGCCCGCGGTCCGGTTTGACGCTGGTTGGTGAGCGCGGCGCGGAGCTGGTCCGCCTGCCCCCGGGCTCCCAGGTGTACAACCACGGCCAGTCGCAGCAGATGCTCGCCGGCGCGGGCCAGGGCGGCGGCCCGGTGCGGATTGAGCTGGTGGTGACCGGCTCCGACAGCAGCATCATCACGGCCCTGGCGAAGTCCGTCCGGGTCAAGGGCGGCGACGGCCGGATCTTCACGCAGAAGGTGAGTTCCCTCGTATGAGCGGGAGGCGATGACTTATCTCGTACTCAATTCCGAGTGACACCCACTCCGCGGGGGACACCGGGCACATCAGCGACCACAACAACATCTCCGACGTGCTGACCGCGCATGACAAGGCGAACCTGCCGCTGTACATGGCACCGTCCGGCGCGACGTCGGAGTCTGTGGGCGGCCGTGAGGTCACCGGCACCTCGGGCACGCTGACCAGCGGGACGGTGTACCTGCGCGCGGCCGCTTTGAAGCAGAACACGCTGATCTCCAACCTGACGTTCTGCGTGCGGGGCACGGCGGAGACCGGCGGGACGCACGCCTGGTTCGTGCTGACAGACAGCAACCTGGTGGTGAAGGCGGTCACGGCGGACCAGACGGGCGCGACGGCGATCGGCGGGACGAACACGCCGGTCACGGTGTCGACGAACGCTTTCACGACCACCTACAGCGGCTTGTACTACGTGGGCCTGTGTGTGGTGGCGTCCGGTATGCCGGTGATGCTGGTGGGCGCGACGACGCCGACGGGCCTGAACTCGGTCACCCCCGTCCTCTGCGGCTCCTCGTCCACGGGGCAGACGACGCCGCCGTCGACGGGGACGACGCTGACGGCGATCACCAGCGCGAACTCCTACAACTTCTACTACTACACGTCCTGACGATGCCGCTGATCGACGCCTACCTGACCGCGTTCTCGGACGCTTACGCGACGGCGCCGAGGAGCGACATCTACGAGGCGTCATATGCGGACGCCTACGGCGCGCCGTTCGGTTCGGCGCCGCTGGACGTCAAGGTTGAGCTGGACCTGAACGGCACCTGGACCGACACGACGGGCGACGTGTACCAGCGTGATGGCACGGACGCGATCACGATCGCCCGCGGCCGCGCGGACGAGACGTCGCAGGCGAACCCGGGGTCGATGGCGTGGGAGTGGAACAACCGGCAGGGCACTTACAGCCCCAGGAACCCGCTGGGCGCCTATTACGGCCTGCTGGGCAGGAACACTCCCGTCCGCTGCTCGGTGCCTGCTTTGGAGCCGTTCCTGCGCTGTGAGAACGACGCGGTCAGCGGCGCGTCGTGCCCGGACGCGCCCTCGCTGGGCATCTCGCAGGCGCTGGACGTCCGCATTGACTTGAGCCTTTCCAGTTACCTGCCGTCGGTGCTCGCCTCGAAGTGGACGGCGACGACCGGCTCGGTGGCGCTGGGCGGGACGATCGTGGGCGCGACGTGCAACCAGGCCTGTTACCCGGGGTCGGGGTCGCAGATCGCCGCGGGCCAGCACATGGACTCCCTGATTGGCCGGCCGCTGGCGGAGACGTCGCAAAAGGTCTTTTTTGAGACGGGCAGCACGACAACCTTTCCGAGTTCGGTGCTGAGCAAGGACAAGGGGCTGCTGGACGCGAAAGTCCTGCTGTGGCTGTGTTACAAGCCGCTGCCGGACGGCTCGCAGCTGGGCGTGCTGTCCACCAGCATCAACGCATACCTCGCCTACGCCCTGGCGGCGGGCGCGCCGCAGCCGAAGATCATCCTGTGGCAGGAGCCGCAGAACTCGAGCAACGTGGCCCTCGGCCTGCCGAACGCGGCGAGCTACAAGACCTGCATGGTCAACCACTACTCGGCGATCAAGGCCCTCGCCGGGTCACCGGCGGTGGTGTACTGCTCGGCCAGCCACCTCGGGGAGACCGGGGTCGCGTCCTGGTACCCAGGTGACGCCTACTGCGACGAGGTCGGCCAGGACCTGTACGGCTACACGTGGAAGCACGGCACGACCCTGACGACCCTGGCCAGCATCGCGGACGCGGCGTCGCCGCAGAAGCCGCTGTCGCACCTTGAGGCCGGGACGGCGCTGTCACAGTCGCAGGCCGACACCATGTCTCACACCGACGTGGCGAACTACTTCGCCTACTCCACCGGAGTGTTCACCGCCCGGTCGGCCGCGGGGCTGCCGAACGGCTCGTGGATGTGGTTCAACGGCCTCGGCGGCGCGAACTGGAACACGATCCAGCCGGGTGACTTCCGCGTCGGCAAGATGCAGACCTTGTATGACGCTTTGCAGCCGTCGACCTCGGGCGGCACCAGCGCGGGCCGATCCTGGGCATTGACATTGAACGGCGACGGGACGCTTTCCTTCCGGTGGACCTCGGACGGCACCCTGGGCACGGTCACCACCGTCACCTCCACCGCGCCCATCCCGCTCGGCCCGGTCACGCTGCGGGTGAAGATCCAGAAGACCTCCGGGGTGGTGCAGGCGCAGTTCTTCACCGCCCCGGCGGGGAACTCCGGCGGCGAGGGCCCCACCCTTCCCTGGACGCAGCTGGGGAGCACGGTGCTCCCCGGCGGGGACCTGGCGATCGTGACCGCCGCGGCGCCGCTGCAGATCGGCTACAACAGCGAGGTCGCCGCGGACTACACCGCCTACGGCGGGCTGACCGGCAAGGTGAGCGGCTTCCAGCTGCGCTCTTTCGCCGGGTCCTACCAGGACTCCTACTTCGACATCTACGGCACCAGCGCGGCCGGGACGGTCGTCGCCGACGCGGCGCTCACCTCCCAGCAGCCCGGCGCGGAGGAGTGGGAGGACGCGCAGGGGAACCAGTGGTCCCTGACGGACCCGTCGGAGATCTCGGCGCGGTCCTACCGCTTCCACGGGGAGATGAGCAGCCTCCCCACCCAGTGGGACCCGACCGGGACCGACGTGTACGCGCCCGTGCAGGCGGGCGGGCTGCTGCGGCGCATGTCGCAGGGCCAGCAGCCGCCCGTCTCCTCCGCGTTCAAGCGCGCGGTCCTCGGCGTGTCCGGCATCTTCACCCCGCTCGCGTACTGGCCGGGGGAAGACGCGGCAGGCGCGACGCAACTGGGCCCGGCGATCGGCACCGCGGCGATGGTGTTCGACAGCGCCGCCCCGTCGCTCGCCTCCGACTCCGGGTTCGATTGCTCGCTGCCGCTGCCCACCCTGGCGTTCAACTCCATGACCGGCTCCGTGCAGCCCTACACCGGCGGCACCGCGGCCATCGTCCGGTTCCTCATGCACGTCCCCGCCAGCAACACGATCGCCGACGACAGCGTCATCTGCCGGGTCAACACCACCGGCGCTATCGGGGACCTCAGCCTGCGGTGGAAAACCGGCGGCGACCTGCGCCTCAGTGGTTACGGCGGCGGCGCGTTCGTCTTCGACACCGGTCCCACCGGCAACTACGCGGTCAACGGCGAGCTCGCCCTCGTCAGCATGGAGCTGACCACCTCCGGCGGCAGCCTGAAGTGGGCGCTGCGGGTCCTCGCGGCCGGGTCGGACTCCCCGGTGGTCACCACGGGCACCGCCAGCGGGACGCCGGGGAACGTGACCGCCGTGCACCTGGGCGGCTCCACCACCACGCTGGAGGGCACCGGCATCGGGCACGTGTTCGTCCAGGCGGCGTTCGAGGGCGTGACAGACTTCGCCGACGCCCTGGCCGCGCACGCGGGGGAGACCGCGGCCAACCGGTTCGCCCGGCTGTGCACCGAGAACGCGATCTCGCCGCGGATCTACGGCGCGCCCGACACTGACGTGCCGATGGGCGCGCAGCAGCCGGACACGCTGAACAACCTCCTGCAGCTGTGCGAGACCACCGGCCGCGGCCAGATCTACGAACCACGGCAGTCCCTGACCCTCGGCTACCGCACCGTCCGCTCCCTCTGCCAGCAAACGCCCGCGTTTACCGCGGACTATGCGCAGGCGCATCTGGGCGATGGGACGCAGGGGCTGGTGCCGGTGACCGACGACCAGCACACCGTCAACGACGTCACCGTGTCCAGCCAGGCGGGCGGGAACTACGAGACCACCCTGGACGACGGCTCCGCGATGAGCGTCTCCCAGCCCCCGGCAGGGGTCGGCCCCTACGGGAACTCCTACACCATCAACACCGCCACCGACTCCCAGTTGCCGGACGTGGCGGGGTGGCTGCTGAACACCGGCACGGTCGCCGCCGAGCGCTACCCGGTGATCCCGTTCCACCTGGCGCGCCCGGCTGCGGCGCCGGTGTTCTACAAGGTGCAGGAGACCGGCATCGGCGACCTCGCCCAGGTCGTCAACACGCCCAGCTTCCTGCCGCCGGGGCCGGTGAACCAGCTGGTCTACGGCACTACCGAGGTCCTCGGCGGGTGGCAGTACCGGGTCGCGTTCAACTGCGTCCCCGAACAGCCCTATGAGGTGGGCATCTTCGCCGACCCGGTGTTCGGCCGCATGAATACTGACGGGTCCGCGCTCGACACCGACATCGGCGCGGCCGACACCAGTTTCGGCGCCGACACCACCGGCCCCTCCGGCATCACCTGGACCACCAGCGCGGCTGACTTCCCCTTTGACATCATCTGCGGCGGCGAGCAGATGACCGTCACCGCGATCGCGGCGCCGTCGGCGAACTTCCTTGTCAGCGACGACACCGGGTTTGAGACTTCGGCTGGGAACTGGACCGCGGGCAGTGGGTGCACGGTGGCCCGGTCTACCGCGGTGAGGCACTCCGGTTCTGGCTCGCTGGCCATGACCAGCGACGGCTCCGGAACCATGAACGCGGTGTCATCGGCGGCGGGGACGATCCTCACCCTTGGCATGGCCGTCAATCCCGGCGACAAGATCAGCGTCTCGGCGTGGTTCAAGGCCGCCACGAACGGCCGCTACTGCGTGGCCACGGTGGACTTCTACGACTCCGGCGGCGCGTTCCTGCTCACCCCCAATGGTGCGCAGGTCATCGACTCCACCACCGCATGGACACAGGCCGCGTCCACGCTCACTGCGCCCGCGTCGGCCGCGTGGGCGGCGGCGGACCTGCAGGCCGCCACCACGGCGCTGGATTCCGGGCAGATCCACTACGTGGATGACGTGTTCCTCGCCAACCTCACCGCGGCCGGCTCGCCGTTGCAGGTGTTCACCGTCACCCGCAGCGTGAACGGCGTGGTGAAGGCGCACACCGCCGGCGAGGCGGTCACCCTCGCCCACCCCGCGATCATCGGCCTGGCCTAGGAGGCACTTGTGGGACTGACCAGCCCGTTCACCGCCGGGGCGCAGATCACCGCCGCCGCGCTCGCCAGCCTCGCGCCCCTCGGCGCCTACAAGTACAGCGACCAGAACTCGGGCCAGTCCAACACCGCCCTGGTCGCTGACACCGACCTGGCTATCGCGCTGCTGGCCAACGGCACCTATGTGGGTGTGGGGCTGATCGTGTTCTCCGCGGCCACCGCCGCCGACTACAAAGCCACCTTCACCGCGCCCTCGGGCGCCACCGGCGGCTGGTCGCCCAACGTGTATTTGAATACAGGGAACAACGTCGTCTCCGACGCCGCGTTCCTCGCGTTCGGCACCACCGCCGCCTACGGCGGCCAGGGCACCGCCGACAACCAGTCCTACCTCGTCACATTCAGTGTTGTCATGGGCGCCGTCGCCGGCACCCTGCAGTGGAAGTTCGCGCAGAACAGCTCCGACGCGAGCAACCTGAACACCCGCGGCGGGTCGTTCCTGCTCGCCTGGAAGATCGCCTGATGGAGATCACCCTCCGCGACATCTACGACGCGCAGCAACGGACCGAAGGGAGGCTCGAGACGATGTCAGCGCAGCTGGCCACGCACGCCGCCACCACCAGCGCCCGGCTCGACTCCGGGCAGCGCGGCCTCGACGACCACGAAACCCGCCTGCGCGCCCTGGAGGGCCGCGTCCCCGCGGACCTCACCGGGCAGGTCGCGTCGCTGCAGAAGTTCCGGTGGTCGCTGATGGGCGCGGCGGTGTCCATCGGCGCCCTGTCCGGCGCCGTGTCCG